CGAGCAGAGCATACGAACTGATCGCCGTCCCGTCGTCATCCAGGGCCTGCGGCGACCAATACCGGATCACCCCGTCAAAGCCCCCCATGAGAATAGGAGGACGATCCTGGGTACTATTTGCGAGGTACGTTGTGGAGCATGTCGGGCTGTAATTATGGGGGTAGATTTGCGGCCACAAACCCCCGTTACGCACGTCATAAATCATGTGCGTGCCCGTATTGGTCTCCTGAATGCTCGTGGCAAAAATGTGGATGTAGTGGTTATCCACGTCGAACTGCATCGACAAGTAGTAGTTGCCCGCGATGATGCTCTGGAAATATTGGTCGTATGTCTGCCCGCTCAGAAGTTCAGGGGGTCGGTAAAACTCCCATGCCGGCTTGACGCTGTATAGACCGCCCCGAGCAATGAAGTACAGCGTGCCATCGGGTCCAACACACCACGCATTGTTAGCGGTCATTCCCATGGACTTGCTTACGTTGACCACAGTACCGCCATCGGCCGGATCACCCTGAAGCATCCAGAGACTGGCCAGGCATCCGATCAGCATGTAGTCGTCACTAAAGGGGATCAGAGCCATGACGGGCTCGCCAAGTTGGCCGGCCGTGGACAACTCCAGGGCAACCGCCGCCGAAGGATCGAGGGCTGCGTAGTTCCAGTCGCGGGGGTTACCCACGCGGCTCATATACACGTTAGCGGGGTTGCTGCTATCACCGGCCAGAACGAGACGCCCACGCCAGTTGCGGATCAGGCTGCAATTCGTAGGCAGCGTACCGAACTCCTCGGTCATCGCAGCGACAATCCCAGTCGTGATATCGTAGTAGTTGAAGTTCGTCCCATCCACCATGAACACACTCGGGTTCAGGGTGTTCTCGGTCACGACACTCGTGCCTGATAGGAACGCCATGTCCACGAGCGTTTTCACCTTCAACGAGTATGTTCCGGTTGCTTGAGTCACATTTCCCGCTACATCCACTTTGTAGACCAGGCCGTGACAGGCGGCAACCAGAAACGACGCGGGGGTCGCAAAGTCCGGGGAGATCGGGACAGCGGATATGTTCGTTCCTGTGTCCGTCAACGAGAAGGTAGAAGTCCAAAGGATGTCGCTACCGGGGTTACCATCGCCGGCTACCAGAACATCCAGCACGTTCAGGTTAGGCCATTCGCTGTAGGAATAGGGAGTCGAGAATGGCGGAGGGGGCGAGGAGCCCGTGCCAAAGGCGGGGTATACGAGAACTTGTTGAATGACGCCCGGCGGAATGTAGGCGGACAGGGTAACGGCTCCGCCCTCGTTCGGAGGCTGGATCGATAGATCGAAAGTGATTGAATTGCTGAAACTAGGACTGTCCTTGTTGATGGGACCAGTGAATGACGGGTATGAAGTACCGGGGTGGGCAGGCAGTCTATACCAGGTTGACGCATTAGCGACTATGGCATCGCCCACGCACAGCACCGTCTTTATCGCGTAGTTTCCGTTCAGACCAGGGTACATAACGAAATCGTACCCGATCACCAGGATAAGGTTGTTGTACCCAGGGGTCGAGGCAGTCATTGGCCAGTTGATGTAGATCAGGTTGTTACCGAGATCATCGAATGGGCTGCCGGTCGGGGCTGTGGCCAGGTAGCCGTTTCCGGGAACCGTGAGCGAAAAGTTAAACTGGAATTGCCAATCATACTCTAGGGTCAAGGAAGCCGTTGGGTACGTGTGTGAGTACGAGTCACCGTTGCCGGTTTTCGTGTTGGTAGACCCATTCCACACGTTACCAAAGGTGGGCATGGACAGGCTGGCCAATGTGCCTATCGCCGATTCGGCCTGGGCATAGGACAGAAGGGGTGCCTCGATCATCCCCTGAATCTTAGTGAAGCTGTTGTTGAGTGGGACGGTGTTTTGTCTAACCAGGCCCCCACGTTGACTGAGCCGCTTGCGGCCGTACCGATCATACGGCACGCAATTCAAGGCATCAAAACAACTGGCCGGGGGCTGGCCCTCGCGTGGTACAGATCGTATCACGCCTTTATCCGGGCTTCCCATAGGAACTTGATTGGCCGGCACTACTTCTCCGTAGTCGAGGTGGAAGTCGATCCGTCACGGTGGTGAACCACTGTGGTAACTACCGTCTTCACGACATCAGCGGCGGATTGCAACGCAACGGGGATGCTGTTCGCCAGCGTCACGCCAGATACCGGGGCACCGGCCGGAGCAGACAGAATGATGCTGTCCCCGGCCTTCGCAGCCAGGAGACTAGCAACTTGAGCAGCAGTGATGGGAATTGTGATTGTCATGGTCAGGTTCTCCGTAAGGGAAAATACTCTGCGGGGCGATAAACCCCGCAGAGTACGAGAGGAGAGAACGAACAGAACCACGAGAATCGTTATCTCAAGGGGTTTCCAAAACCCGTCGCATTGGCCCCGCCGCCCGGAACGTCGGTCGTGTCCGTCTCATTGTACGAAACAATGGTGGAATCATAGTGGTACTGGGCACTCAACACGTCTGCCACGCCGCTACCGAGGGCCGTGCCATACGCCAGGCCGATTGAGATGACCTGATCGCGAAGCAGGCCGTACCCGTTAAGGGTAATCTCAACAGTCTGGGGCGTAGTGCTTAGGCTGGCATTCGTTGTGGTGAACGGTGTCACCGCAGTAACTGCCGTCTTGATCGCGGGGTTGGTTGCGGAGATTGCAACACCAGGAGTGATGATCGCGGGCGTTCCGACCAGGGTATCGCCCGCATCGCCGGCATTTCCCAGAACGACATTCAAGCGAAGACTGAAGTGGTCCGTGGCTTCGTCGTAGTCACGGGGAATCTGGATGTTCACGGCACCGATTGAGGAGTCGCCCGAGGCTGTCTCCAGAACCGGAACGGTGGTCAGGTTGGTGATTGTTGACAGCTTAAACGCAGTACCAGATACCAGGACGACACTGCCCTCACCTAGAGGCACGTCTTTAGAGATACCGCCGTCCGCAGACGAGGCGGTGCCGGAGTCGGTGATCGAGTCACCGTTCAGGCCTGTCACTATCTGCTTCAAAAAATATAGGAAGTTAGATGGAGACGCTCGCATATTATACTCCCGTGCTATTCGCACGCGGTGAAGTCGTGGACTCAAGATACGCCGCAAGGCGTTGCAAAGTTGCAACTGAATCCTTCACGTACCCGAGGGCGGGATTGCACCCGCCGCTAAGTATCTATCAATACTCAACTTGTCCCAAAAACAGGTACCGTGGGCCTCTGATACCATATATCGCGAAACGCTTGGATCGGGTTCGCCGGCCCTTCACTTGTTGGATTGCTGAAGTACCCGAGTTTCTTCGGAGCCGACCTCATATCAAGTTCCCAGGCCGCAGGAAGGGCCATACTATGGTAGTACGTCCAATCCACACCCTGGGTTGTATCCTCGACCTCCTTCTCCGCCACTGCCCGGCAACAGGCCAGCAGGGTCTCGTCGAACCCGAGTGGAGAAGGGGGAATATCAGTTAGGAGCAATAGCGTGTTGAAACTCAGGGTATAGGGAAACAAGACGCTCAAGAACTCGCTTGATATTCTCCATGTCATTAGTTCCCATCGGTGCCGTGGCAACATGAGCCCAGCCGAGTTGGTAAGGGGCTGGTACGAAGGGGTTGGCATAAGTCGAACCGCAGCCTCGTAGGGCGTGCCAGATTCGATATTGTAGTTCTGTCGCCGCGATCTGATCGCGTATTCGCTGGTCCATTGTAGCACCATCCCGCGATTCGTGTTCGCGACATAGGTGATCTGCCCCGTATACTGCCCGCCGAAGTTGGCCGGCAGGGTGTAGTCGCCAGAACAGGCGAAGCTGAATGGAGCAGAAAGCTGTCCGCTTCCAGTCGTGTTAAGTGAAGCGGATACCAGGTTCATGTACACGGGGCCGAGGGCCGCGTTGAACGTAAGGGTGTATAAGTACCCGTTGTTAGAACTCACCACGGTACAGCCATTGGTCCCAAGTACGTTACTCGCGTTGAACTTACCCTCCATGTCTCCAGCAGAGTCGTTGACCTGAAACGAATTGGCGACAACTGTACCGAGCTTCGCCGTGGTGAAGGACACCACAATCGCCCCATCCCCGGTAGTCGCAAACGGCGAGATCGTGATCGTATTGGTCGCGACTGTTACGGTGGGGGCCGTCGCGTTGCCGTCCACAATCAGTTGGGTTGGGCTTATGTACCGGAGGACAGTAAAAGGCTGACCGATCAGATCACCCGTGAAATCCTCGTCGATGGGAAGATACCAGCCTGGCGTAGTCGGCGGGGGATTGCCATTCAGCCATATCTGCCGCAACTCCATCGAAGCGAGGAATCGCGGAACGTAGCTGGTGTCCCCATCCGTATAGCCGAAGGGCGGCGTAGGCAAAGGGTTTGGCTGCGGCGGACCTCCGTTGGGATACGCATCAGTGCCATAGGGCGGAGCAGGCGGGGTCTGGAGTGTCAGGAGCGTGCAGCCGGTGTACGTCACCCCGCCGACCGTGGGGTTATATGTCAACGCGACGAAGGTGTTTCCGGTCGGGTCATAGCTAATCTGCGGCCAGAGATCGACCTGAGCAACGACATTGAGCCACCGCCAGCCTGCTCCCTTCGGCCCGTCGTTGATGAACTTCCTGATCGCCTTGTTCACGATCCCCTGACACAAGGCCAAGTCGTGGTCGTCTACGGGAATCTGGGGAGCCCCGGTGCCATCTGCCCCATAGTAGCTGCATCCGATCTTATAGGCCACTTCCAGGATCAGATCATTGAACGTCATTGCTGACGTGGGCTCAAGGATCGGATAGGATGGAATTGGAAGGTTTGGATCAGTGGGCATGTTCTTCTCTCTGGAACTAAGTGGGCCAGCCAGCCTTCGCCGACTGGCCCACGGTATGATCGATGTCACACCCCGAAGGGTCCGGCTGATTAAGGAACCAGGAGGGCAGCCGTCCGCTCGAATCCGACATTGAGAACAGGCTGGCCGGTGCCGAGGGCCTGTAGCTGTACAACACCAGCAAAGTCGCTGGTCGTATCCATGGCCGACGTGATGACGATCTTCGCCACCTGTACGCCATTGACATAGTAGTACAGGTACTGCTGGCCGTCGTAGCGGACGCCCAGTTTCACGAAACCCGTGGCTCCGCCGCTGGTGCCGACTGAGGGCGGCAAACCGATGGCCAGAAGCTGCTGGGGTGTCTGAGCCGTCGCGTAGCCGGTGGGGGTTGCGTTGGCAGTCGCGGTTGCGATCAGGGCACCGGCCGGAACTGTGCTGGTGGCTGTGTACCCGAGCGGGTTCGCACTGTTGGGGTACTGGGTGATCGTGGGGGTCAACACGCTGGCAAGAACCAGGTTGATTGTACTCGGCGTCAATGCAGTCTGGATGTTGTTCGCCCATACCGCATCGAAGTTGGTGGGTGCATCCGCGTGCAGCCAGAAACCATACAGGGATTGGCCACCGGAAGTGGTGCCAATCAGGTTGCTGTTCTTCGTCGCCGAAGTCACCGAAATCAAGTGCTTGCTCGACAGGGCAGCCGCGTTGGCGATGCCCACGAACACACCATTCACCGCACTGATGGAACCCACGGACACCAGGGCCTCGAACCAGATTTTCTGACCGCCGCCGGGAGTCACCGGGCCGAGGGGCCGAGTGGCAATGGCCGCGTCGTCCAAGGTCGTAGCACCCGTGGTCACACTGATGACGCTATCATAGTGCGAGTTGTAGGTGAACGTGCCGGAGTCGATGTTCCAATTCGGGGCTGTCGCTAGGGGCAGAGCAGCCTTGAAGTCTTTGAAGTCGAAGTAGCCGGAGCCCTCATCGAGCAACTCTTGTGAACTGCAATCCCCAAAGATGGATGCAGACGGCTGATTGAGAGCGTTCTGCTGACTGAAGCCGATAATTCCGTACGCCATGATGATACCTCAAAAGTCATTGTGGTTTATACCCGATCCCGTTAGGCCAAGATTGGGTTGTGAATCACGAACCCCGCTGTACGACGGTTGATGCACAAGTTGTTGTGCGAACCGTCGAGGAACACGGTGAAGGTCGTGTGCTGTCCACGATCCACCATCGGCTTGCTCTCTTCCATCCAGTAGCCCTCTTGCACGATGGGCTGGATGCGGCTCCAGTCAACACAGAAGATCGGGTTGATCTCCTGAGTAGTGGCAGCCGTGGGGCCAGTCGCAACGGTATAACCGTCCAGTTGCGGGATGTACACCACGGGCATACGGTTGAAATGGACCACGCCGTCAAAGCTGTGCAGCATTTTGCCAGCCAGTTCGCCCGGCTCGCTCGCGTCATCCCGCTTGTCGCCCAGGTCTTCCAGTTCGGTAACAACGTCGTTGGCCGCGTACAGTTCGATCAGGCTGCCGACCTTATCATTGCCGGGCTTCTCCACCATCTTCGGGGGATTGAACCGGGTGGTACGCACGGCTGCCCGCAACTTGCGGAGCAGGTTGTTATCGACGCGGTTGTACACGTCGGCGTAATTGTTCCATTTCGGCTCGGAGGCGGCGTCGATGCCGGCACAGACCGTGCCAGTCGAACCGTTCTGGTAGCGGATCGTCTGTCCGAAGAATCCGCCAGTGGTAGAACCTGCGTTGAGGAAGTTCAGGTAGTACGGAATGCCATAGGGGTACAGAGTGTCGGTCGCGGATACGGGGGTGGACCAGCCGCGAAGTTCGATCAACTCTG